TTGGTGATGGGCTTTACAGGCAAGCAAGCCGCCGCCATAAAAGAAGCGTACATTAATGCGTTTAATCAAATGGCCGAAGCCCTTCAAAACAAACAGCACGACAACGGTGCCGTGATGGCATTGCAGGCCACCAACCAAACCTTACAAGGCGAACTGTTACAGCTATACCGCGACAAAGCCCAGCTGTTAGAACAGCAGCTGTCGCAAACCAAAAAAGCCAACACCAGTAAACCCACAAGTAACAAATACTTCGAGCATAAAAAGCACCAGTTCATACATCATGTTGTCCAGTACCTTCATCAAAACCCTGGCGCCAATAAAACAAATGTAATGGCGTCAGCAGGTTACAAAAAGGATGATAAAACAGCCCGCAAATGGCTGGCAGATTATGAAGGCATCCACTGGGAGAGCGAAATTATTGGTATCTCTCACGCTTATTTTTGCAAGGAGTAATGCAAATGGACAACACAGACTTTTTAGAAGAACTAAATACGCTTACCACATGCCAAGAGGCACTCGCCGAATTGTTAGGCGCAGTACCCGAGGGAATATGTTCTACGCGTAAACTCGCTGTTTTACTCGACTACCTTCAGTCGCAGCAAGGAAAGCTAATCGATACGCTAAGTCGATAAACGCCAGCCCGCCATGCGCGGGCTTTTTTGTCTTTCAAAAAACAAAAGAGTAAGATCCTCTTTGAAAATTCTATAATCCGTGTATTTTTGATCTACATTGCAAGCAATTGGTGAAGTAATCATGGGCAAAAACAAGGACGAATTTGAAGAATTTAAACAATATAGGTTAAGTAGAGCCAAGCATCTTAGGAACATGGAATGCATAAAGTTTGCCGCTAATTATGAGAGCCCAGATATCTGTAAAAGAAAAGACTGGACGCTTTGTGAAAACAATGAAAAGGCAATTAATGATTGGATTAACTGTGAGAATAAGCCTCGTTGCTATTGTCAATTATTTGGTTTGAGTAGGAAAAGTGCAATTAGAGCCGGACTGATTTCCTCAAGCACCCCAAACCCAGACTAATCCCACCTATCTCACCGCCATCGCTACGATGGCGGCATGAACCAAGAAAATCTCACTTACCACTACGGCCTAACGTCGAAAATCAAAGCCATTACACTAGCGCGTCAAGTATGTGATGTGTTGGGCCATGGCTCGACTGGCTGTGCTACGAACCTGCTGCTTGAAACTGCAGCAGCTGAAACGTGCCTTGGCCTTTATGAAGACCCGACGCCTGGCGGTGCTGGCATGGGGCTCTGTCAGCATGACTTAATTGCGTTTCACGATATTGTAAACCGCACCCCCATGCGATTAGTTAAAACCATTCATATGGAATTTGGCTACGACATTCGCAAGCTGGTGCACACCGATTTGTCTGATGACCCGCTTATTAGTTTCATATTCTGTCGCTTGCACTATCGTTTGCGACCAGAGTTAATCCCCGCAACGCTTCGTGGTCGCGCTGAGTACTGGAAACAGTTTTACAACTCCATGGCAGGTAAAGGCACGGTTAGGCATTACCAAGATAACGCTAATACATACCTGTACAGCTTGTCGCCCGAAGACATTAGGGTGACACCATGCCCGTAAGCAAATTCAACCAAGAATGGTTTAACACAGGTCGCCGTGCTCGTTTCAAAGCCGAAAAAGTAGCGAGACTTTCAGGAGCCCTTACAGTACTGCCTGAAAGCAGCTATCGCGCTACTGCCCATCAGTATTGGCGACATGGCTGGAATAGTGTGACGCGTCAAGAGCTGGAAGCTTACCTAAACAATGGTGAGACACCTCAGCGTCTGAATGCCGAGCAACACATCACTCAAATACGTCAACAACTTGGAGCACATGCTTAATGTCTTTATTAGCCACTGCAGGAATTTCAGCCCTCATTAAATATGGTCCGTCACTGATTCGCCTCTTTGGTGAGCGTAAAGGTGGTGCGACGGAAAAGGTAGCGCACACCATTGCCAATGTCGTAGAAGCAGTTAACGGCGACACATCGCCTAGTAGCGTAGCCAAGGTAAAGGCCACCGTAGACAGCTTGCCGCCAGAAGTTGTAGGTGAAATTGAGCTAGGGCTAGCACAAATTGAAGCCGAGCGAGAGAAAGCTAGGCTAACTCATGATTTGGGGATGCATACTCAGCAGCAAGAAACCCTGCGTTCGGGCAAAGAAATTAAAACATTTCGCCCTGAAATTGCCTTGCGACACAGCTGGTTCACAGCCGCGTATATCTTTGTAATGGAATTGCTCAATGCGTTTGATCATGGAGACGGTGCCAACTGGGAGATAGCGCTACTTATCGCGTCGCCAGTGCTCGCTTGGTTTGGCTTTAGAACATGGGATAAGTTCAGCAAGCAGGGAGCCAGCTGATGGATGCAGCGGATATGGCAGATAAAGCCAGCGCCCCTTTTAAACGGATGGCCACGCGCTTTCAGCCTATTCAGGTGACACCAACATCACCCATTAAAACTGATGAACATGGCGCACCTTTATGCGTGCGCTGTGATGCTGACATAACTCAACGCCGCAGAATAATAGTCAATGCTCAGCGCTGCGCCGATTGCCAACAAGATGTAGAGAACGGGAATCGATAGTATGGAGCAGGTCTTTAGCCACCTAAATGACAACTGGAAAATTTACTCTTTCTTTGGCGCAGTATTAGCTATGGCTGGACTGTACTGGCTGAGTAAGTACTTCGCTACGAAAAAAGAGCTTGAGGCACATGTCATCAGCCAAGAAGAACGCTTCAAACTAAACGAACTGAAGTTTAAAGACCATCAGATTGAGCACTACAAGCTACGCGATAAGGTGCATGAAATTGACAGCCACGTTAAGCACCTTCCAAGTGCCGGGGAAAGCGCCGCCCTTCGAGAAGAAATAGCCCGTTTAAATGGACGATTAGAAGGCATGGAACCCTTGTTTAAACAGGTGTTAAACAACGTAAACATACTTTTTGAAAACGAGTTGCGCGGAGACAAGAACTAATGGCAATCGCAATTATAGTAAACGAACACGAGCGCTTAAGCATTTTGCACTGCCTAGCAGCTATGGATGACTATGCCGCAAACAACAGCATTATCCAGGGTGTGTGCGCCAGCTACGGCAACACAATGACCATCGATAAGCTAGGCACTCAGCTTCATTGGTTGAAAGAGCAAGGCTTAGTCACCTTAGACCATCATGAGAGCTACACCATAGCCCGCATTACACAGCGCGGCCTAGACGTTGAACGAGGCCTTGCCACCACACCAGGTGTTAAACGCCCGGGGCCGAGGTAGCAGCCATGAGTGATAAGCGCACCCGTGGCAAGCCCAGCAAAATAGACCAGCTTCCCGACGACATAAAGTCTGAGCTGATTGAGCTATTGCGCGATAAATCCGTTACACAAACCGAAGTGCTTGAACGGGTTAACACCCTAATACGTGACGCAGGCTTACCCGAAGAAGAACATATCTCACGTAGCGGCCTTAACCGCTATGCCACGCGCATGGCCACAGTGGGCAGTCGCATTCAGGAAGCCCGTGAAGTGTCTAAACAATGGGTAGACCAGCTGGGCGGTAAGCCAACGGGCGAAGTCTCGAAAGTGCTCATTGAGATGGTTCGCACCCTAGCGTTCGACCAAGTGTTAAAACTGTCTGAATCTGGTGAGGCGGTTCCCCCAAAATTCATTAAAGAGCTTGCCGTTGGAGTAGAAAAACTTGAGAAAGCCGCTACTGAAAGTACCAAACGTGAAAAAGAGATCCGCAAGGCCATGGCGGAAGAAGCCGCAGAGCGTGCCGCAGAGGTAGCCAAAGCAGCGGGACTAACCGCAGATGGTGCTGCGCAAATCAAGCGTGAGATTTTGGGGATTGCCTAATGAAGCTGCCACCACAGCCTGCCCCTACACCTAAGGAAATCAGGCCCAGTAAAACGCAATATCAAAAAGCCATTGAGCAATGCGACAGGCTTGAAACGCGGTTTGGGCTACCCACCTTCATTCCCTTCGATGAGAACGAACTTTTACTTGGGTACCAGAAGCGCTGGGTAGCCGATGACTCACTGCTGAAGATTGCTGAGAAGTCGCGTCGAACCGGTATCACGTGGGCCGAAGCGTCAGACGCTGTGCTTACCGCCAGTAGAACCAAAAGCGCACACGGTACCAATCACTTCTATGTGGGCACAAACAAGGAAATGGCCCGTGAGTTTATTGATGCAGCGGCCATGTGGGCCAAGGCATTTGATAAAGTAGCAGGCGATATACAAGAAGAGCTATTCATTGATGAAGGTCAGGAAGGCAAAGAAATTCTGACATTCGTTATTCACTTTGCCAGTGGCTTTAAAATACAGGCGCTAAGCTCGAAGCCGTCTAACCTGCGTGGTATGCAGGGTAACGTAACCATTGATGAAGCCGCCTTTCACGACCAATTAGCGGAAGTACTCAAGGCCGCACTTGCACTTACCATGTGGGGCGCAAAGGTGCGCCTTATCAGTACTCACAACGGCGCTGAGAACCTTTTTAACCAGCTAATACAAGATAGCCGAGCAGGCAAAAAGCGTTACAGCATTCATCGTATTACGCTAGATGACGCATGCAATGAAGGCTTGTACCAGCGCATATGCCAGGTTAAAGGGAATGACTGGAGCCAAGAGGCCGAACAAAAGTGGAAGGACGATTTACTTAACGATACCGCCAGCCAAGAGGATGCACTAGAAGAGTATTTCTGTGTGCCTAAATCGGGTGGTGGTGCCTACATTAGCCGTGCCCTAATCGATAAGGCCATGGTGCAACCCGACGAAAGTGGCCAGCCCACCGTTATCCACTATGCACAAAGCGCTGAGTGGAACCAGATGCGCCCTGACTTGCGCGCTGCTGATATTAAAGACTGGTGCAAAGAGGTATTACTGCCTCAGCTAGAGAAGTTAAACCCGGAGCAGCGCCACTGCTTAGGGGAGGACTTTGCACGTTCTGGCGACTTAACGTGTTTATGGGTTGGTGCAATGCAGCAAGACTTAAGCCTTCGTGTGCCGCTTGTGGTGGAGCTTAAAAACATTCCCTACAAGCAGCAGGAGCAAATTTTATTTTTCATCATCGACAGGCTACCGCGCTTTATTGGCGCGCAATTGGATGCTACGGGTAACGGTGAGTATTTAGCAGAGCAAGCGGTTGACCATTACGGCGCGGGGCTTATCGAGTCGGTCAAGATTACCGAGAGCTGGTATCGAGAAAGCATGCCGCCTATGAAGGCCCACTTTGAGGACTTCACCATTATCCTGCCGAGTGACGCTGACATCATGGATGACCTGCGCTCTATTCAAATTAATAACCGGGGCGTGCCTCGCATACCTGATGCGAAAACCGATAGTAAAAAACAGCGACATGGCGACGGCGCTATTGCCTGCTGCATGATGGTTGCGGCCAGTAAAATGGAGGGCGGTGAAATTGACTACATGAGCCTACCTTCCAAAGCCGAAAGGCGAGACAACCGCAACAATGACGACAACTACTCAATCCAACAAAGTGGGTGTTATTGATGGAAACCTACGAGCAAAACGGTACGCGCTTTCGTGTACGCGAACGCGGCCTTAAAACCAAACAAACCGACAATTCAGCACGCGTCGCGCAAATGCGGCGCGAGTTTGCTGAGCATCCTAGTTCTGGGCTAACGCCTGCCACGTTGGCGGTCATTCTTAAAAATGCTGAGCAAGGTAGCTTGTTAGAACAGTGCTACTTGGCAGAGGACATCGAAGAGAAAGACGGCCATATTCAGGCTGAAATCTTCAAGCGTAAGATGGCGCTAACCGATATTGACTGGCAGATAGAGCCACCTGTGAATGCCACCGCCCAGGAACAAAAGGATGCGGCCAACATAGAGCAAATGCTGAAAGATGTGGAAGACTGGCACAACATCATATTTGGTATGGGTGACGGCATTTTAAAAGGCTTTTCAAACATTGAGTATGAATGGGGCTTTTACAGTAACTTCCGTATTCCTGAGGCATTCGTGCACCGCCCTGCTACGTGGTTCCAGTTACACCACGACGACCAGGACTGCATTGCTCTTCGTGACCAAACGGG